GGCCAGAGACGGCCGCCGCCTGATGGCGGCGGCCGTTTTGTTTTAACCACGGCCCGCATCGCGGGCTCACCCCGGAGAGAAAGATGCCCACCTACATCAACCCCAATCAGCACGCCGTGAACGTGACGGTCTCCGACCCTCGCGTTAGCATGACCGTGTGGCCCGCCGCCTGGTCGCCCACCCGACTGCCACACGACGCCCGGCAGGAGGTCATCCTGGACGAGGCGTTGGCCAGGGAGCTGGTCCGCATGGGCATGCTGAAGCTGAAGCCTGAACCGCCGGTTCAGACCGACATGGGTGCCCTCGATGACGACCACCCGATGCGTGCCAAGGAGGCCGCGCAGGATGCGCAGGCCCTCGGCGAGCCCGAGGTGCTCGAGCCTGCCGATCTCGTCCCCGCTGCGACCCCGACCCCCGAGGAGGTGGCTGCCATCTCCCAGGGCGACACCGAGGAGATCGTGCGGCCCAAGACGGTGGCGAAAGCCAAGCCGAAGGCCAAGATCAAGGCCACCCCGAAGCCCAAGCCTCCCACCAAGCGCCGGTTCTACGTCCCCGAGGAGTGACACATGCCCGAATGGACGATGGCCGAGATCCGCGAGACCGTGGCCACCAACCTGGCCAATGGCCGGGTGGACATAGAGCTCGATGACGTGCACTACAAGCGTGCCGTCGACGCTGCCGTGAAGGCCATGGCTCGCTACTTCCCCATGCACGGGTTCCAGGTGCTTGCCTGCGATCCCGGTGGCACCAAGAAGAAGCTGAACATCCGCAACCTCCTTGGTGTGCTGGACTGCGATTTCTTCATCGGCGGTCTGCGACTCGAGGAGGCCCCGTACTACACCCGTTGGGTGGATCGCATGCTGGAGCTGGGGGACATGAAGGACACCCAGCGCATCTTCGGCGACAAGCCGGAGTGGCACTGGCAGATGGAGGTCGACCCGGTGACCTACGAGGAGGCCGCGTGGCTGTACCTCCAGTTCACCCGGTCGTCGTTCCTGGACACCTTCGCCCGCATCCCCTCGCACGTGTGCGTGATGTTCGCGTGGCACGTGGATGCCTCCGACGACAACATGGTGGGGGTGCGCCGCATCCCCTACGACATGCGTTCGTGGGTGGAGGATTACGCCACGGCGAAGTGCCGGACCATGCTGGGCGACGTCCGCGGGAAGTTCCGCGGGCAGCCCGGGATGGCCGATGAGTCCCTCCTGCCGGCCGACGGGGCGTCCCAGGTCGAGCGTGGAGAGGCCGACATGCGCCGGCTGGAGGAGGACCTCCGCATGCGTCGCCGCCAGGCGCCGCTCCTGATCGACTAACCCCCTGCACGCTGTAAGCTCCCGCCATGCTGCTCCTCATCGAAGCCCGGCCCGTTCCGGCCCACATGCAGCGCAGCCAGGCTGCAGTCGATTCTGCAGTCGATTCGTACCGCACGAAGCGCCCCGACGTGAAGCGGAGCAAGATCTTCGTGAAGCATCACCCGCACAGGGCTGAGACGACCATTCGTGTGCCATCAGAGCACGCCAGACGGCTTGCGAGGCACTTGGGAAAGGCTGGGGTCAGCACCGCGGTCCTGCCCCGGCCCGGTACCAAGAAGTACAAGACCGTCTCCATCATCCACGATGCCGACGAAGTGACCCCCCGCGCTGAGAGGACGCCCAGCACCGGAGACCGCCTCGCGCAGATCCACCGGCACGTGGTCAAGGCCATCACCCGCACCGTCTCCGGTGGCGCATCGGTGTTCCACAATCTGCGGAAGACCCTGACCGGGCAGACCGAGTGCATCCCCGACAAGGTGTTCGATCTGATCGAGCGCCTCGACGCCATCAAGGAAGGGGAGCCCCTCCGGTCGCTGGACGGCCCGTGGGACCTGGATGATGCGAAGGCCGCGCTGGCCAAGTACACCGGGCAGCGCCTCCCCGGCGGCAGGGGTGACAAGACGGACCCCGCGAAGTTCCCCCTCAAGACGCTGCTGTTCGGGATGAACGTCGAGCGGGAGCACACCGACTGCCCCAACAAGGCGCTCGAGATCACCATCGACCACCTGACCGAGAACCCCGAGTACTACAAGATCCTCGATGACGCCGGCCTGGTCGATGAGAGCGATCGGTATGGCGACTCCACCGACGACTCGCCCGGCGAGAACGACGAGGCGCTGTTCCACCTCGGCGACGGCAACTACCGCGCGCAGTTCAGCAAGGCTGGCCACCGGCGTTCCGCCGAGCAGGCCGCCGATCGCGTTCGGGAGTGCTGCGCCCGGTCCACGCACCCCGTGAGGGTGGCGGTGTCCGGGGACGACTCGTATTCCGAGGTTCTCGTCCAGGCGCATCCCTCGGCGCACCCCACTCTGAGCAACATCCATTTCAGGGACCTCTGATGCAGCGCACGTACAACGTCAGGACGAAGCCCGGGACCGGCCTGGGTGCGCTCCACCTCCTGAACAAGGTGCTGGGCAAGCACGCCGCTCACGACATCAAGGCGTATGACCACGATGACTCGGAGGGGTACCGCATGACGGTGCACTTCCAGCACCCTGGGGTCCCGTTCCACACCGCCGACGATCACGCGATGGCGCACGACGCTGTCGGGTGGTTCAACAGGGACATCGTGCGCAAGCGGGAGGCCGCTGGCATCACCGGTGACCATCCCCAGTTCAACAGCATCCACGACCTCCCCACCCACAAGAAGGAGTACCTCATCCCCGGGATCCCGGCGACGAAGGGTGGCCAGAAGAACCCCGATGCCCGCATTGCGTGGCCCAACTCCGCTGCCCGGAAGACCGTTCGGGATGTGCAGTCTGCGATGACGCGTTTGGCCCCCGTTCACAAGACGCTGGCCCACATGGCGGGCTCCTATGGTGGGACCCCTGTCGTGCATTCCGCGCTGCCCGAGAAGGTCGGCACCTCCCCCGAGATGGGCGTCATGGCGCACGTGCACGGAGGTTCCCGCCTCGGCGTGCATGCCGCCACGTTCCACTTCAAGTCGAAGGCCGACGCCTGGCGCGCGATGACCGCCATCAAGGCCGACGGCCCGAAGGTGGTCGATGTGGCCGCCCACGACTCGAAGGGCAACGAGGTGCTCAACCTCTTGAAGAAGCCCTCGGCCAAGGCGTTCGAGTCGGTGGAGGAGTCCGCCAAGGGTGGGGCATTTCGTGACCGCGCTGGCCGGTTCTCGGCAGTTTCTAAGCCGGGCGGGGGTGAGTGGGTCCCCGAGATACCCGCGGATTTCAGGGCCGTCGCTGAGGCACTGGGAGGCAAGGTCAAGAGGTCTGGCAACGGCGGCGGGGTGGCCGTCGTGTTCAAGACCGTAGAGGCCGCCAAGGCCGCTCACGCCAAGCTGGCCGAGCAGGGCCACCGGGTGAACCCGCACGACATCCCCGGGGTGCTGCTGGTGTCCTTCGTGAACCGCCGTTTCACCGGCATCCACGAGGCCCGCCTCCCGAACCGCATCGACGGGAACCCCAACCAGAAGGATGCCCTGGATTACGCCCGGGCCCTGGGCGCTTCCGTCGAGGACGTCCACCGGACCGGTGAGGTGCGCGTGCACCACCCCGAGTGGGACAGCGGGGTGACGATCAACAGCCGCCGCAAGGACACCCCCCGCGAGCTCATCAAGCGCCTGAACCAGCTCATCAAGAACCGCCGCCAGAACGAGTCCGTTGACGAGGATCTGGATGCGTTCCACATGGTCAGCGGCGACATGGACGAAGCCGAGAAGGCCGCCCAGGCCATGGCGGATCGCATCGGCAAGGACATAGCGGTGGTCGCGTGCGAGGACGATGAGGGTGAAGGGGACGACAAGGCTCCCGACGACTACATGGTCGTTCCGCTGGAGGAGTGGGAGGACCCCGAAGAAGACGACCCCGCCTATTACACCCTGGTCGCCGTCTTCTCTCCTTCGTCTCTGAGTGCCACTGAGGCCGTGGCGAAGAGGCACAGTCTTGCTGCGCGGCTGTCAGCCGGCAGAATCCGTGGCAGGCCCATGGGCGGTCGGAGACTCCGAGTCGCTATGCGGGCCAAAGCATGGAGGCGAGCCAACCCCGGCAAGACCAAGCGCAAGCGCATGCACACCGTCTACCGCGACAGCTCCTCCATCCACCCTCTCAAGAAGCACCTCTAAGGATCCACCTATGCCCGCCACCGTCACTTTCGTCGTCTCCATCGGCCGCATGTCCATGGGTGACATGGTGGCCCGCCCCGTCATCGAGCAGACCGTGGGTCAGCTCGGTGGCCGCGTCCGCCCCGGCGGCGCCGGGTCCGCCACCGACCCCATCATCGCCGAGTTCGCCGACAAGGCCGCCGCGGTCGAGGCTGCCAAGCAGCTTTGGTTCCACGACAGCATCGAGGCCGCCACCGTCCACGATTCGGACAACCTGGCGACGTCGACCATCAAGGAAGGCGTGGAGAAGGGCGAGGTCGACGTGGTCGAGGCCGCCATGGGCGGCTTGGCCGTCGGTGACGCTGTGGACGCCCTCCTCGCCGCCCACAAGGCCGGCAAGCTGGTCAAGCCCGTGACCGAGGAAGCCGAGCCCGTCGAGGAAGGCACCGACGGTGACCCCTCCGAGCACCCGGCGCTCCTCGAGATGGCTGCCGAGATGGAAGCGGTCGCCACCAAGTTCGCCGCCCTCAAGAACGACACCGCCTCGGTGTTCGTCGAGGACCTCAAGGCTTCCGCCGACGCCCTCCGCAAGATCGTTCCCGCGAAGGCTTGAACCGTGGCATCATACGACCTCCTGGCGCAGGAGCCCCTGGCGCCGCTCCAGGAGGCCCGTTCGAGCGAAGACCTGGACGCCGCGGCTGCACAGCTGCGGCGTATGCCTGAGTGGCGGGATGACGGTGCCACCATCGCCGAGGTCCGCGGTGAAGTGGACCCGACGTTCATCCATCACCAGGAGCACTACGACCGGATGATGGGCGGCGGTACTCGACCCGATGGGACGACCTACCGGGGGGTTGGTGGACTGCGCTCGGTGCGGATGGTGGTCGAGGACGCGACCGCCGAGGTCGTGATCGCCGGGTCCAGCGAGTGGCGCCCCGAGGCCCACAGCTACCTGACGCGGATCCGATTCTCCAACTACGGGTTTATCGCTGCCCAGCCGATGACGTGGACCGAGAGGGCGCGCCTGCTGCTCCGTGACGATGTCCGGGTGCATTGCTCGTGCCCGGCGTTCAGGTACTATCACGCCCATGCCGCTACCGAAAAGGGGTTCGCCCTGGAGGCTGAGGACACCCCCGCGCGCATCCGCAATCCGGATGACCGCGGAGGGGTCTGCAAGCACCTTGAGCACGCTCTGAAGTACGTGGCCGCCAACTACGCTACGATCGCCGGCGCCATGAAGCGCCACCGCCAGACCGAGGAGTCCGCCGTGACCATCTCCCGTGAAACGCCGGTTCAGAACGTGCAGTCGATCATCGACCGGTTGGACGTGGAGATCGAGTCCGCGACGATGACCGAGGCCCGGATCCTCAAGACCAACGAGGTCGGTGGGGAGAAGGTGTACGGGTCCGACAACCCGACGATCACCAGGACCGTGCGCAAGGCGAAGTACGCCGGCAACCTCCGCCAGGTGCCCGACGAGAAGGGTCGCACCCGTCTCGACCCCGGATACATCCGTGCGGCCCTTCCCGATCCCAAGACGGGCAAGACCAAGATCTGGCGTCAGGGCCTCGGCGATGAGGAGGTCAGCAACATCCCGAAGATGCACCGCCTCTTCAGCAACGAGGTGGCTCGCAATCCCGAGCTGGCGAAGCACCTGGAGGCCACCTCCTCGGAGGTCGGTCGCCCGGCCCTCGGCCCCGATTTCTGGCATCACCCGACGGTGCAGAAGTTCCTCCAGGGCTACGATCACTCCAAGCACACCGACGCGTTCGGGGTGGTGCCCGAGCCCGACGGCGGCAGGTCCAAGTTCTCTCGCCACGCCAAGCCCGGCCTCGCCACGCACGTGTCCTCGCTGATGCAGGACGCCGGCGTGAAGAACATGGAGGCCAATGCCATTGGCAACCATGCCCACACCGCGGCCGTGGTGGCCATCCACAAGCTCCTCAAGCGCCCCGAGCTGAAGGGTCGCAAGGACATCTCCTTCGGGACCCCCGAGGACGCGAAGGACATGGGCGCTGAGCGCGGCAAGGACGCTGGGCGCCGCGACCCCAGCTGGGACCGCGAGGACTTCAACTCGTGGGAGCACGCCAAGAGGTTCGTGAAGAACAACGCGCCGCTGGTGCTGATGCACATGAAGCCCAACCCCGAGGGTGACCCCTCCAAGGCGTTGGTCGATGGCATCAACTCCCCGATGATCAAGGTCGGCGAGAATCCCGACGGCACCCACAAACTGGACCCCCACCCGGACCCCGCCACCTATTGGCGCGAGAATCTGCACGGGAAGCCGCAGCAGCGCAGCCTGACCCGGAAGCGCGCTGTTCTCCGCACCGACAACACCGGCAAGGAAGTCCTGGACGTCCACGATGCGCCGGCTCGCCCCCGCGACTTCGAGTTCGCCAAGTCGAAGGAAGTCGATGCTGCTGGCGTGCCCTACCCCAAGAACGACGCCGAGCGCGAGCGCATCAAGTGGCTGAAGCAGAACGACGCCTACCGCCTCAAGCAGCGCGAGCTGTCGGACGTCAGCAAGGCCAACAAGGCGAAGGCCAAGGCCGTGGCCGCCGGGACCGAGGTCACCGGTGACGCTGTGTTCAGCTTCGACGCTCCCGCCAAGGCCGCGGAGCCCGGTGTCAGCGCCCAGCCGGCCGCCAAGCCCGCCCGCGCCCCGAAGCCCGCCACCGACCTGTTCGGTGCCGAGGGTCTGGGTGTCGACGACAAGACGATGGCGCACAAGTTCACCGTCCACAAGGACCCCGTTCGCAAGCCCGCGGTCAAGTCCGTCTTCGACGTGGGTGGCGCCACCCCCAAGCCCAAGTCGCCTGCTGGCGTGTCCATCGACAAGCTGCTCCCCAAGAAGGACACCTTCTCCAAGGCGCATCACGACGAAGCTGTCGGGGCCGTGCACTCCGAGCTGAAGAAGGCCCATGCGGCGGATCTCGAGAAGGACTGGAACGACTGGGGGCACAAAGCCTCTCCCGACAAGTGGGCGTCGCACAAAGCGTCCAAGCCCGAGCCGTCGCTGGACGACGCCGAGGATGAGCACATTCGCCGCAAGGCCGCCGCCAAGGGGCTGAAGATCGGTGAGTCCATCATCAAGCTGACGGCGCTGGTCGAGGGGCTGTCCGTCTCCCAGGACATCACCGCTTCCATCGCTTCCGCCATCGACAAGGCCAAGAAGGCTGGCATGGCGCGCACCGCCGACCTGCTGAAGCTCGCCGCTTCGCGTGCTTCGTGCGAGGGCGGCTCCCTCCCCCCGAGCTCTACCCCGGCTGACCCCCGCGGTTTGGTCGGCAGCCCCGCAGGGACCCCGTGATCCCCAGGCTCAAATCGCTGTACGAGACGGTGGAGCCCCTCCACCGTTCGTTCTTCGCGCCCGTGGCCGTCCCGAAGTTCGATCCTATGAAGGTGGCCGCGCAGGCTCACAAGGTCGGGGGGCGTGCCGGACTGGCGGCCCTAGCCCGCGCCGCTCATGACGCTATGGTGAGGACCGATGAGCAACCTCCTCGACAAGCTGGATCAGATGCTAAGCGCTCCCGCAAGGGAGCAGACCGTCTCGGAGCAGAGGCGCATACAGGACGCCTTGTCCGGGGCCGTCGGGGAAAAGGTCATCGTCCGCCCGTGGGTTGATGGTCAGCTCGCCGCCGTAGTTCCCGCCAGGCTTTTCGTCCCCAATGGGATCCGCGTCGTGGAGTCCGTGGTGCCCGGGCACCCCACCACGCTCACAGGTACCCCTCACGCCGTGGCCGGGGCCGAGCGCCGGCTGGCCAAGATGATTGGTGAGAAGTGGGGCACGCGCCTCGTCGATTTCGACCCGGTATCCCAGGCCGCCGTGTTCACCCTGTTCCACCATGGCTAAGCTCCATGTCCCCGACATAGAGGCGGTGCTGAACCGCGCCCGCACCGTCGCCGTCCAGGCGTCGGAGGACCAGCTGCGTCGGTTCGCGAACCAGCTGCGCGATCAGTTCGTGGCGCGCATCCGGGCGCAGGACTTCGAGTCGTTCCGCAGGGTACCGTTGTCCTGGCGGTGGCAGAACCGGAAGGCTGCCCTTCGTCTGGATGAACGCACCATGATCGCCACCGGGGAGTACACCCGCAGCATCCAGGTGTTCGAGACGCGCGCCGACGGGAAGTTGAACCTGCGCATCGGGATCCACCCGTCCAAGATCGTCCGGCATTACAAGACCGGGGTGCGCCGCAAGCTCCCCATGTGGCTGCTGGCGTGCGTGCACGAGTTCGGGTCCAGCCGGGCCAAGGTGCCGGCCCGTCCCCACTGGGGGCCCTTCTTCCAGGATGTCGAGCAGAACGTGGCCCCGCGCACCGGGCGCGAGATGGTGCAGGCGGTGGGCCGCAAGGTCAGGGCCGCCATCGGAGGTCACCGATGAGCGAACCCGACTACCCCAAGCGCGTGGTTGACGAGACCATCATGTTCGGCGGCAATGGCTATGACATGGCCACGTCGCAGAGGATGATCGAGGAACGCTGGAAGCTCTTCTACCCTTCCGTCCCGTACTCCCCGCTCGTGAAGGCGGTGACCGCCGTCGGCGTGGCCACCGAGGTGTTGTCCGGCGAGAACCAGACGACTGCGTTCGACCCGCTGTGGGGCGAGTCCGTGGACCGGCCCGCTGGTCAGACCCAATGGCGCCAGCCGCACGCCAGCGCCGTGACCTCTCAGGACGCCATCCTGGATCCCGCCAGGGTTGCCGCGGAGCCGGAGATCCGGGCGGAGGAGCGCAGGGTGCACATGCGCATCCACCGCATATCGCGCGAGGATCTCCTCAAGAAGCTCGGCTTCGACTTGGTGCGCACCCTCGTTGGGTGCGTGCCCACCACGATGTTCGACCGCATCGGCATCACGCCCCAGCCGGGCGACAGGTTCCGGTGGAACGACGAGTGGTACGAGGTACTCCAGACATCGCCCCAGGGCTGGTACAAGAACACGACCCACAACCTGTTCTGGTACCTGTCCGTGAAGTCTGCGAGGATCGGGTCATGAGGACGCTGAATGCATCGGTGCTGCGCGTCCATGGATGCGAGGGGTTCGAGGCCGATGTGGACCTCGGGTTCGGCGTCAGGCTGCGCAAGCACATCCGCATCCGCCGCAGGGAGGCGCATTACGACTACACCGGCAAGGGCTCGGAGGCCAACCACTGCCTGGTGGTGCTGGTCGGAGGGAAGGACGTCATCCTCCGCGACGCCCGCGAGGAGGCTCGCTGGGTGGTCGCCGATGTGTACGTGACCTACCCCACCTCGATGATCGCCCTGGCTGATCTGCCCGACATGACAGGGCAGTTCGTCGACGTCTATGCTGCCATGAAGTGGGCGGCCATGCAGGGGTGGGAAGCCCGGCACCTCAGGGAGGCGCTGAGGCCATGAGCGACCCCTACAACTACGAAGACTCGATGCGCATCCACGATGCCGCGGTGTATTCGTGGCTGGATGAGCTGCTGGTGGATTACAACCTCGTCAACGGCGAGGTCCGCAACCAGGTCCCCATCCTCCGCGTGTTTGCGGCGCCGCACCTCGCCTTCGCCCAGGCGTACGACCTGCTGGTGAAGATGGGCTGGGCCGCTGGCGGCAACGATGCTGCCGCCCGCCTGACCGCCGAGGCAGATTGGAGCATCCTCCCGCTCCCCATTTGCACCATCGACCGCGACTACCCCGTGTTCTCCCCGCAGCTGGCTGCGTCGGCCCTGACGTATGAGAAGACGTTCAGGGACCCGGAGACTGGGGAATGGGTCACCCTGCCTTACCCCCTGCATGCGTTCACGACCTACCGGTTGACCTTCTGGTGCCTCAAGCGCTACACCGAGGCGTACATCCTGGAGTGGTTCTACACCCGGTTCGGCAAGAGGGGCGCCGGCAACCGAGAGGTGTACCTGACCGTCCACCATCGGCCCCCGTTCGGCGATCAGATGCACGCCCTGCGGTGGATAGGGACCGGTGACCAGGGCGAGCTGGAGGGCGACAACCCTCGGTACCTCCGCATGAACGCCACCGTCATGCTCCGCACCTGGTTCATGCGCGGGGACTGGCCCTCGGCCCGTCGTGAACCGCCGGTTCACGCAATCCAGAGGGAGGCGTACACCGCCGAGGACCTGCAGGCCACCTCGTCCTGGTGGGGCACCGGCAACCTGTGGACCATCCGGAACCCCTCTGACGCCAACAGCCTGGCCACGTGGCCGCGTTGGGGCGACGCTTCGGTGTCGTCCGATGGTAGCCGCGGTCTCGTGGTCGACCTGAATGGCGGCCTGGATCGCGTGGAGCTGATCGAGCTCGGGAACATCATCACCGTTGATGACTACCAGATCCTCAGCATCTCCGGGTCCGTCAGCCCCACCGCCCCCGCCACCCTGTTCATCGACGAGTTCTTCGGCGATCCCACCCCCCGCATCGCCCCCGTGGTGACCCCGGTCTACCCTCCACCCGCCCCGCTGCCGGTGAACAGCTCCTTTGGCGCCGTCATGCTGACGCCCGAGTTCGGGGGTGCACTGCGCCTCGGAACCCTCGTGTGGTCTCAGGAGGTGGGCGCCGGCGAATACAGCCTGCACGAGTTCACCATGTCGAAGGGGCGGCGCTTCATGTACGGCGTCGAGGGTGGCCCCGCTGATGTGACGATGTCCCGCATCGATGTGCGCCAGGTGTTCGATGCGCTCAAGACGCCACCCACCCAGGTGGACGCCTGGCCCGGGTATGGCGACCCCGAGTCCGTGTACCGCTGGCAGAACCTCGACATCCGCCCCTACCTCATCGTGGTCCGCCTGGTGAACCCGACGGTTCCCGGAGCGGTGCTCACCTTCGAGGATGACGATACCGCTCCCACCTTCTCCCGCCCCCGCACCGTCTCGACCTCCCATACCCTGGGGCTCATTGCCCTGGTCCAACCCAAGCTCGGAAATCTCCGAGTGCGCGTGCCAAGCACCGTCATAGTCGCCGACGCCTACGTCAGGCCCTTTGACGGCCCGTATCTTGGCGGTACGCTCCTCCCATGACCTTCCCTCGCGCGGCGAGTACCTCCCCGCATACCGCACCTCTCCTCCGCTAGGACTGATCCATGGCCACCGTCTCCCCCGGCATCTACGTTCGCGAGTTCGACTTCTCCGAGTACGTCGCCCAGCTCGGTGCGACCACCCTCGCGATCGTCGGCGGCGCGACCAAGGGCCCCCTCAACACCCCCACTCTGGTGACGAGCGAAGGCGATCTGGTCAACCAGTTCGGCCCGCCGGTTGCCAATGACTACGCCCTCCAGAGCGCGGTGCAGTTCCTCAAGAGGGGCTCGCGCGTCCTGTTCGTGCGCGTGGCCGATGATGACCCGGTCGCTGGTGCCAAGACGGCCGACGCCAAGTTCTATGGTGGCGTTCGCGCCGCCGGCTCGGTGGCCTTCGCCGCCAAGCCCAAGGACGGTGACACCATCTCCATGGCGCCCGGCAATCCCGTGGTCGAGCTCGAGGCTGATGTGGTCGGCACTGCCGGCAACCTGCCCATCCTCGTCTCCGGCGCCTCGGCCGCCAGCATGGTCGCCTCCGGCATGCTCGGGGGCACCGCCCTCGTGCCCGCCACTGGCAGCATCCGCTTCAACAATTCGGTCAACCCCCTCGACGGTACCCTGTTCATCGTGCCCAGCGTCTCCACCGAGGCGGTGTTCGAGATCGACAGCAACGCTGCCTCCGGCGCCCACGGCAAGATCCTGTTCGGTGGTCAGCCGTTCGATGCCGACACCATCGTGCTGAATGATGGCACCCACCCCGCCGTCACCTTCGAGTTCGACAACAACAACAGCGTGGTCGAGACCTCGACTCTGTTCCAGGTCGTGATCGGGGCCACTCTGGCCGACACCATCGCCAACCTGGTCGCCAAGGTGAACGCTGTGACCAGCGGGACCTTCGCCGTCCGCGCCGAGTCCCAGCTCGCCGGCCGCGTCGACTTCGTCGACTCCCTGAGCGCCGGCACTCCGGCCATCACCGGGACCGACACCGCCGATGTCCAGACGGTCACGGACTTCTCCGACACCATCGCCGTCACCCGCGCTGGTTCGGCCGTCCTGACGATGGCCGCGCTGGTCACCGCGATGAACACCGCCGCCTTCGGGGTCACCGCGACCGACGAGAGCGCGGCCGTGGTCTTCGAGTTCGACGACGACAGCACCGTCACCCCCGGTAACATCCCCGTCTCGCTGGGTGTCAGCACCACGACGATGTTCACCGTGATGCAGAACCTCGTGGCTGCCATCAACGAGTACGCCGTCTTCGGCGACATGAGCATCGCCGCCACCGACACCAGCGTGCTGACACCGTCCTGCAGCCTGATGGCTTCCAGCGTCGGTGACCAGTACAACAGCACCATCACCACCACCGGCGCTGACATCACCGTCAGCGGCATGACCGGCGGTGTGGACGATGGCATCCAGCACCTCGTCACCTTCTCCGCCATCAACCCTGGCCCCTGGGGCAATGACGTCACCGTCGCGGTGGTTGAGTACCGTCCCGCCGGCGTGGCCCAGACCGTCCCCACGCTCCAGCGCACCGTGCTGGTCAGCGCGGCCGTCGACCCGGGCGCCACCCCGACCGTCATCGAGTCGTTCACCGATGTGAGCCTCGACCCCGAGAGCCCCCGGTACATCGAGACGGTGCTGAGCCGCGGCATCGCCGGCGAGCTCGCCGCCTCGGACTACATCCGTGCCGACGTGTACCCCGCCGGTTCCACCAACACGGTGCCCACCGGTGTCCTCACCCCGGCCAGCATCCAGCTCGGTCGTGGCGATCTGGGCAACATGGTCGGTCAGGACGGCATCGCCGGCCTGCACGGGCAGGATGGCTACGCCTTCTTCGTGGGCACGGTCAACGGCCAGAACGCCACCGGCCTCCAGGCGCTCCGCAACCCCGAGACCACCGAGTTCAACCTCCTGGCGGTCCCCGGCATCAGCCACCGCTCCGTCATCCAGGCCATGCTCACCCTGGCGCGCAGCCGCGGTGACGCCCTGGCCCTGATCGACACCCCGCTGGGCCTCGGAGTGACCGAGGTGGTCGACTGGCACAACGGCATGGCTGCCACCTCGAACGGTGGCGAGGATCCGACCGCTCCGGCGGCTGCCCTCGATGACAGCTATGGCGCCACCTTCTGGCCCTGGCTGGAGATCGACGACCCGTACACCAAGAAGACGCTGTGGCTCCCCCCGAGCTGCTTCGTTGCCGGTGCCATGGCCGTCGTGGATGACCAGTCCGGCCCGTGGTGGACCACCGCCGGGTTCGTGCGCGGCAAGCTCAGCGCCAACCGCAGCGAGTACAGCCCGACCCGCGAGGAGCGCCATCTCCTCGAGGGTGGCCAGAACCGCGTCAACGCGATCGTCAACTTCCAGGGCAAGGGCCTGACGATCTACGGCAACAGGACCCTCCAGCGCCGCAACACGGCTCTGAACAGCCTGCACATCCGCCGCATGCTCCTGTACGCGGAGAAGGTGTGCGCCACCGCGGTCGCGACCCTGCAGTTCAACCCGAACGACCCGGTCACCTGGCGCCAGTTCACCCAGCTGTGCTCGGCGGAGCTCGCCCGCATCAAGGCTGGCCGTGGCATCGAGGACTTCAAGGTCATCTGCGATTCCACGACCAACACGCCGGCCCTCCGGCAGAACAAGACGATGCGCGGCAAGCTGCTGGTCATCCCGATCGAGGCCGCTGAGATCATCCAGCTCGACTTCGCGATCTTCGCCACCGGTGCGACGTTCGACGAGTCGCGCCTCTGATGAAACGCCGGTTCACCCACCTCCACCTAGGATCTGACCATGCAACCGAGTGACTTCCTCGCCGGCGTGCTCGCCCCGCCCTCCGCGGCCTACGAGCCGATACGCACCAACAACGCGGTGCTGCGCATCAACATCTCCAAGCTCGCCGCGTCGTTCGGGGACATCGCGCAGAGCGCCCAAGAGCTGCTGAAGCTCGGCCTGGCGGGGTTCTCGTTGCCCAAGAACGAGACCGCGCCGTCGATGATCCCGTACCTGAACGAGATGCGCAAGTTCGCGGGTCAGACGACCTTCGATGACATGAGCGTCTCGTTCCACGACTACGTGGATGCGAAGATCGCCCGGATCATCTGGAAGTGGCGCTACCTGATCCACGACCCCTCGACCGGCCTGCGTGGGCTGAAGTACACCTACGCCTGCCCCGCTGAGATCGAGCACTTCGCCCCCGACGGTGGCGCCGCTCGTCTCTATACGGTCGAGAACATGTGGCCCATGTCGCTCGACATGGGCGACATCGAGATGGGCGCCGACGAGCCCTGCCGCATCCAGGTGCGGTTCGCCTGCGACAAGATCTACCCCAGCACGACCGACCCGCTGTTCGACCTGCCGGTCGGCTCCGGGACGCAGTTCGCTGAGAGCGATACGCCCGTCTTCGGCATCTGATCGAACACCACGCCGGCCTTCGGCCGGCACATCAAGGATGAGCCATGTCCGCACCCATCGGGTACGCGCCGGTCCCCCTCCCCTCCCGCGGCCTCCTGTACGGGGACAAGGTCCCCGACGGGATCGTATACGTCAGGAAGCTCAAGGTCACCGAGGAGGTGGCCATCCAGTCGTCCGGCTCCGGCCTGGCGCTGGTCAATGCCACCGTCGGGGCCTGCGTGAAGCTCCCCGAGGGCATGAATCACCTCGACCTGCTGATGACGGACCGCCTCGCCCTGTTGGTGGCGCTGCGCGTCTACACCTTCGGTCCCACCTATGGGTACGGGTTCAAGTGCCCTGCCTGCGGTGCCAAGAACACGCAGAACTTCAACCTGGGTGAGCTGACCTCCAAGAAGGCCGAGGACGGCCTCGTGGAGCCCATCCCCGTCGATCTGCCGGACTGCGGCCGCAAGGTGGGACTCCGGTTCCTCCGCGGCAAGGATGAGGCTTCGATCGCCGCCGTGAGCAAGCGCATCGCTGCGCAGAGCAACGACCTGGGCGACTCCAGCTACATCATGCGCAAGGTCCTCCAGATCGTCACCATCGACGGCGTGGAGACCGATCAGGCGACCAAGGAGCGGTTTGTCCGCGACCTGACGATGGTGGACAGCCAGGCCATGTCCGACGCCATCGACGACAAGGAGCCCGGCATCGACCTCCGCATCTTCCCCGAGTGCAAGGCGTGCGGGTTCCAGACGGAAATGGGGCTGCCGTTCTCCATCGACTTTTTTCGCGCAGCCCGTCGTACCGCTTGAGGATCTCCTCCAGTCCCAGTTCTTCCTCCTGAACTACGGGAACGGGTACACCGACACGGGCACGGGTCAGATGACCTACCAGGAGCTCTCGTGGCACATCCGCAAGCTGTCCGAGAAGCTGAAAGCGGAGTCCGAGGCGAGGCTGCGCGCCCACTCGAAGGTCATTCAGCAGCACGAGGCGCAGAAGCAGCGCCTCGTGAGGACCAAGAGGGCGTGAACCGCCGTTTCAAGATGGGCCCGCGTTGCCCGGGCGGGCCCATGGCGTACCCTGCGGCAGGAGCCACTCGTGGGACTATCTGACCAGACCCTCGGTTTCTTCCTGGAGCTGGACTCGTCCCCCTGGGACAAGACGGTCAAGCACGTAGGGGCCGACTACAAGAAGTTCGTCGACACCCTCGACAAGGCGACCACCAAGCTCGCCAAGAAGCCGCAGGCCGCCCTCAATGACCTGGCGAACACCATCGGGCGGCTGTCCGGCAGGGTTCAGGACGTCGCCAAGATGGTGTCGGCGATGGACAGGGATCTGGCCAAGGGCCGCCCGGTGCGCATCCCCGTGGAGTTCGTGGTCAATGGCAGGGGGGCCGGTGCCTTCAAGCAGGCCATCGCTGAGGCCGTGGCGATGGCGCTGGGAGGGTCGAAGATGACCCTCGTGCCCCAGGTGCCCCGCCGCCCGGTCACCGGCTTCAAACCGGGCACCACCCGGCAGACGTACAAGGGTCTCCCCACCCCCGCCGCCTACGAGGCTGGCTTCATCACGCAGTTCGGCACGGCGCGCCCTGTGCGCCGGCGCGCCGCTGGTACGCCCAACCTGCGCTCTGCGCTCGCGTATGGGTCTGATGTCTCGGGCATCGACCAGATGGCCATTGCCGCGAACCGCGGCGAGCTGCTCCTGACCAAGGCCCAGCTGCAGGACGTCGTGGAGGCGGCCGTGCGCCAGGGCGCCCAGGCTCGCTTCGGGTACGTGTCCCAGGGCGCCCAGGTCGGGGCCATGCGCCTGCGCACCCACGCCCCCACGTTGGCCGGGATGCAGTCGCACCTCGAGGCTCTGAAGTCGTACGAGACGTTGTCCGAGAGGAGGGGCAGCGGCGAGAAGATCAGCAACGCCGAGATGGCCAAGGCTCGCAAGGAGATCGAGCGCAGCGTCGAAGGGTTGGAGAAGATCATCCTCACCGTCAAGGACCCGCTGACCAAGCTGGCCCTGCAGCACACCGTCTCCGTGGCCAAGGATGAGCTGGCGGATCTGCGGTCCAACGCCCAGCTCGATGGGACGATGTTCGACCCCCGGTACTGGAACTCCCTGTCCCGGAACTCGAGCACGTTCGTCAGCGGCCTGACCAACTGGTTGGCGCACCACCCCATTGGTCGCATCGGCCTCGGCGCCGGCGCCATCGGATATGCTGGCTTGAGCCTCTACCGGAAGTCCGGCGGCTACGATGCCGCCATGGCGGCCCATGGCATGGGCGGGTCGATGATCCGCTACCAGCCGGGCACCACCCGTGACGAGGCACTCGCGTACAGCTCCCGGATGCTCGGTCAGACGGGGTCCGTGCTCACCCGCGCCGAGATGATGCAGGGCGGGGCCGCCGCCATGGCTGCCGGCCTCCGCCCGGAAGGCATGGAGCAGGCTGCCGCGTATCTGGGTTACGCCGAGCGCGGGTTCGGCTTGGATGCCGGGCAGGGTGCCCAGCTCCTCGGCGAGAACATGAACCGTTTCGGCAGGACGCTGGATGCCGCCACCCGGTCCATCGGCCTCTTCGCCGGTGAGGCCAAGGCCACCCGCATCAGCATCAGCCAGCTCGGAGGGGTCGCGCAGGAGGCTGCCGATTCGGCCTCCGAAGCCGACTACCGCCGTGGCACTGGCGGCCTGCGCATGGAGAAAGGGGTCCAGGGGTTCGCCGCCCTGACTCGTTCCTTCGGCGGCGGTGAGGCCGGGGCGCGGCTGGCGAAGCCCGTCTCCGACCTGGCGTTGCGACTGCAGCAGGGTGACCTGAGCGCCATCACGGGGGGCGCCCTCCTGTTTGGCGGCCGCGGGGCGATGGACGCCATGATGGGTCGCGGTGGCAGCACCGATCTGATGAAGAACCTGAACGTGGACTTCCTCAAGAGGCTCCAAGGGCAGCCGCCAGTGGTCCTCAACCAGATGGCGCAGGTGATGGGGCTGCCGTATCCGACGTTGGCGGCATTGGTCGGCAAAGCCGCCAATGGACAGCCCATAACGGATGCAGACTTCACGCGCGTTCCTCGCATCAGCGCCAAGCAGGCGGCAGACCAGACGGTCTCGTGGACCGAGGGGATGCGCAATGCGGCGGCAGCTGGCGTCGACAGGTTGACCGGACTCTCCCCGGCCACCGCCATCAACATCGCCCACGGATCCGGCATCCTCGGAGAGATCGGCAGCATGTCGAAGGACCTGCTGATCTGGTACGGAGGCACGAAGCTCCTCGGAGGGGGTTTCGGTGATTTCGGCGGCACGCGCATAGGCAGGGGTGCACGAGCTGTCGGGCGCGGCCTGAGGTGGGCTGGCCGCGGCATCATGGGCGCGGCCCCGGGGATCGGCGGCATCAACGCCTACACTGGAGCGCCCATCGTATCGCGCGGCAGTGGTGTCCTCGGTGTGCTCGGCAGGGCTGGCGGCGTCGGCAGCCGCGTTGCCGCGCGGCTCGGCGGCATAGGGCTCAGCGGAGTCGGGCTGGGAGGTGGGGCGTTGGGGGTTGGAACGGCGTTGGGACTTGCTGGCCTGTCCACCGGGCTCGCCGCCGGCACTATCGCCAATGCTCGGGCCATCACCGGGTTCGGCGACCGCATGTCCGGGTACGCGTCTAAGCACGGTACAGAGGCGTTGGCTGCGCTCGGGGTCGGGGAGGACACGTGGGGCAACGTGTTCCGAGACAAGACGTCGCTCTTCAGGGACTCTTACAAGACCGACGTCAACACGATGAAGGAGTTTGTGGCTGGCAAATTGGGGGAGGCGGGTGCCGCGCGGTTCCGGGCCATCGCAGAAGCTGCTGGGCAGGATCCCACCGTGTTCCTCCGCGAGAATCAGGACAAGATCAGTGCGTCGGTTGCCGAGGCGCGCAGCAAGCTGGAAGGTGCTACCTCGACGCGCGAGGTGGCTGCCATAGCTCGCAACCTCGCAGATGCCGCCGTGAAGGAGTACACCGACTCTCTCACCGAACCCATGGATCGTGCTGCAGAGTACCTGCGGCAGATCCTCGACGTGTTGAGGTTGCGCGGTGAGTAGTCTCTACAGCACCCTCGATCTGTCGCGTGTCTGCGCCCTCGTCGTCGACGGGTTGACCGAGTGCGGGAAGTCGTGGATCGCCGCTCACCCGGCCTCGCGTGGGTACGGGGAGATCGCGGCAGGGTGGTTCGTTGCCCCCTACTTCGACCTGGCGCAAGGGTTCACCGAGACATCAGAGCCGCAGTACCAGCCGTTCCAGAACCTCTCCCGCACCGAGCCGGCGTTGATGTTCAACGGCGTGAACAACCGCATGGTCACGGTGGTGTTCCACCTGATGGCGGAGGACGCTCAGTACAACATGCAGGCGTTGAAGGAGGCGGTGGCCTGGCTGTCCGACCTGAACCAGCCCTCGTATTCCGCCAGTGGGACGAGGTATGCACCCCCGAAGCTGCAGGTGTTGATCGGCAACGTGTTCCGCATGACCTGCATCACCGAGCAGGTGTCCATCCGGTACGTTGGGCCGTGGTCGAACAACCCCAGTGGCGAGGCGTACCCTCACGGCATCGATGTGTCGCTCTCCTTCTGTGCGGTCCCGGAAGCCTTCCAGAATTACGCTGGCGGCGCCAACGGCGAGAGGCCGTATCGCAGGACGGAGGCGTACAGTGGTTAATCCCGTTCTCGAACTCGGTCTCGACCCATCCGCTGATGACTCTCAGCGCGACATCTTCTACAACCTCCTCCACAAGTGCGATCCCACCATGATCGGAGGGACGCCTGGACCCGGCACTGGCAGCGCCGGCACCTTCGTGGTCGCTGGGTATGATGGGGTCGTCGGATTCGATCCAGGGACGTTCGTCGAGCAATCCCAGTCCCAGTACGCCGCCCAGATGCCCGTCGGCGGCCATGCCTCCTCCCGCACGTTCCTTCGCAACAGCAACCGCATGGTGTCCTTCACGTTGGAGTTCATCGCCCAGTCTGGGCCCGACCCTCGCATGGATCAGGTACGGTGGCCCGTGGCGTTGCTCGAGTCCTTGTGCTATCCCTCCGTCGCCACCTCTCAGGCGTATGCCGTAGCGCCCCCGCTCATCTACTTGCACCTCAGCACCCTCTGCGCTATCCGCGGGTTCGTGCACTCCTTCGCGGTGGAGTGGGGCGGCGGGTGGGGGTCCGTGCCTCAATATGTCGGCTGGTCCCCCGAGCGCGCCTCCGTGTCCCTGTCGATCATTGGCGTGGGCTTCGGCGGTGGCGGCTATGACCAGGGGCGGTACGCTGACTTCGCATCAGTGCTCCGCGCGTGAACCGCCGTTTCAGGAAACGCCATGGCCACCGTATCGTTGAAGTCGCGCTATAAGGACACGACGACCTACTTCGAGAGGGGCGGCGTCGAAGTCATGGGGCCGTTTCAGGCCCCCGCCGAGTTCGACAAACCTGGTCGCAGCTGGCTCGTGCATGTCGTCCAGGAGTTCGAGATCGGATTCCCCGACATCATCGTGGTCAAGTATTACGGCGCCGGGGCGGAGCAGCTGTGGTGGGCGGTGTGCCTGGTGAACGGGATCATCGATCCCGACCTGGACATCATAGCCGGCCAGAGGCTCCTGATCCCGCCGCGGGACCTC